TCTATTTGCCATAATTAATCTCCGTTGTAATTGTTGTCACACATATTTATGCTTTTTCTATCAATATCTTCTTCTATGCATTTCTCACCATACTGAATTTCAACAACTTCCACTGGTTTAATATCACTCGCATTTTTTAATTGATGCCAGGTTCCCACTGGAAGCTCAATACTCTGATGAGGTTGTAATTGCTTAGTATTGTTTTCTAATCCTACATCTGCAACACCATTAACTACAAACCAATGCTCATTACGGTACTCATGTTTTTGCATGCTTAACGACTTACCTGGTTCAACAACTAACTGTTTAACTTTGTAGCTAGGTTGGTCATATATAACTCTATAATATCCCCATATACGTTCCGTCTTTGGAGCGGCCCAATCATTTAGTACCCAACTAGAAGAATTCTTCTTGTAATTTCCACCTATCCCATACGCAAATGTAACTCGATTGTCATTAATGTAATGATTTACTTCTGGGATATTTTCATGGTTCCTATCTCCTCCATTAGCAAAGATAATATCGTCGTCTGGGTACATATATTTTACCACCTTAATTGCATCTTTAGCTGTACCATCATCATCATTGAATGTTATTACATCATCCACAACACCAATACTATGTATAATCTCCATTCTCTCAGACAATGGCATAAAAAAACGACTTTTTTTACGAATTAACCAATCATCACTATTAATGGCAACTATTAATTTATCGCCAAGTTTTTTAGCATATTCAAAATATGCTATATGCCCACTATGAAGAGGGTCGAAGCCCCCTGAAACTATAACTATGTTCAGTGTATATCCCTCTGTTACATCCACTCTCTACCATACCATGTCGCACTACCGTTTAACCAAGATAATATAAGATCTCTTTGACGTAGATACCCATGAGCTGTAATACTATCGACTGCTGTTTTAGGTAATAAACCTTTTTCAGCCAACGTGTACCACGAAGTTGTTCTAGGATCCATCGGCTCTATATCACTCTTATAAACTACAGCCTTAATCCAATGATCCGACATGCTCTTCTCTAAGAACCCATCACTACAATCAAACCCATTAACGGCTAACATATACATTAGAGTAGGAAGAGTATAATTAAAATAATGGTAATTAGGGACTTCGAATGCTTGTCTATTGTACTGTATATTAGTTGTCTGCGGTATAATTAATGCTAACATTCCACCGTTTGTTATCATACGGTTCCAACATTTTAGTGTATCTAGCGGGCGGAGCGCATATTGGAAACTATTATGAGACCAAATAACATCGTATTGATCTATACTTAGTTCTTCGAAGTCTCGCTGTTGATATTTAATATTATCGTACTTATCGGCTATTGATATTGTTTCTGTTAAATCAATGCCAGTACACTTAATATTTAGTGGTGTAACGCCATCGTCATTGTCGATAGTCCTTGTAGCCCACCATTCGATGTCTAAGCCCTCGCCACAACCCATATCACACACTGAATCAATACTGTCCATAAAATCAATATGATCTTCTAACATTTGTAATGTCTCTAGGCTGTGTTTGTGACTTTCCTGTTGAGATGTAAATCCGGTTATTGCGTTCATTTAGCTAATTCCAATAATAATTGTTGTTTCTTTTTGTGATGCACTCTGCTTAATTTATCTAACAACAGAACATTGTTATTTAACCTAGACCACAAGTTGATCCGTAAATTATTCGCCTGTTCTAGTGTGTAATTATTAACAAAATATTTCATGGTACTAACAATTTTGGACATCCTGACTTCAGAAGAAGTAATATTGTCGTAACTATGATCAATAATATCGTCAAATGTATCAAAACCTAATCTTCTAACCTCTTCGACAGTACCAGGAACTGCAAACCATACAGGTATTTGCCTATATGCAATTGCTTTGAATGTTTTTTCAGTAATAAAAATTTCAGTCCACGAATCACTATCTGTTTGCGAACTAGTTTCAACAACTAAATTAAATAGACAATCAAAAAAATCAGGATTAGTATGGTGATGTTGGTTTTTAGCTGATATGCTAATTGGTCCGTCCACTAATAATGGCAATCTATGTGGTTTAAACATATTGATTAATTCTTGTGTTAAAGAATAACTATCCAATCCACTTCCACAGCTCATTATACATTGTTCTCGTTTAACTGTATCTAGTAACATTTTGGCAAATTTTACACGTCCCACTGATGCTCGCCTTATTAGAGAAATAAAATAGTATCGTATTTTAATATTTTTCCAATCTACATCGAGTTTACTTATATGACGTAAAAAGTTAAAATGCTTTGCCATATTTTCAGGATAACACAATGCTTTGTATGGCAAAGCATCTATATCGATTATAGCATTAAATATTACTCTAATATTTAAACTAACTCCTTCTTTCTTAATACTATTAATAGCTAGTTGTATATCTAATGGACCTATCCCCTCATTTAAGCAATTAAAGATAAAAGGTCTGTTTAAGTAATCTTTGTCTGGTAACTGTTCTAAAAAATGCTTGCCAAACTGCCCGGTTCTTACTATCTGAAAGTCATTATTCCAAAAGTCATATATAACAACGTCGTTAAATTCTCGGAACATCTAAACAACTATGTCCTCCATGCCAGCTATTCTTAACTTAACTATATAACCAAGCATAAAGTTCTTAGAGTCGAATCCTTTCATTATGCCTAACCAACAATTTCTAAGTAAAGCAACTTCGTTAATTAGTAGCTCAAAATTAACTACCTCATCTTCGCCATCTACATATTTTTCAGCATCTCTACTACTTAATGCTCTATTGTAACTCTCGAGATATTTTTTAAAATGCTTACGTCGAATCTTACGCAATTCGATATTTAAGTAGTTTAATACAGCCTCTATCTCTTGTAATTGATAAAAACGTTGCTCGGTAAACCCAGGTAACTCTTTGATATTAATTTCTACATTACCGTGGACTCGGACTTCCTTCTTGGCTTGTATTAATTCATTATTATAATAATCAATAAATGTCGGTATATTAGATAGGTCTTGTGTTACCTTAGAATACCACATTACTCTTCATAATCATCAGTGAATCCAAATGCATCTTCATCTTCTTCATAATCTTCTACTTCTATATGATCTAACAATGATTTCTTAATATGTCGATCTGTAGTTGATGCTGATATATCTTCGGCATTTATTAAATTTTCTGTTAATACAGTCACAAAATCATCCGCGGCTTCCTGGAATCCGCCTGCAATGTGCGGTCTTAATGCTTCCCATATTTCTAATGATAAATCTAAACTCATATTCTATTCCTCTGTTGTAATTTCTTTAGGGTTATTTATTTCAGTATCTAGCACTCCAATACTAATCTCCGCCATTATCATATCCAAGCACCCATCGGTGTTTTTTTCCCACGCTTTTCTAAATTGCAACACCTCTTCGCCAGTTTCTTTATTAATATAGACTAAACGATTACCTCGTTTGGTAAGCAATTCTTGCTTTTCTGCCAAATCAACTAACCCACTATATGGATTCATGCCAGTTTCATATGGGATTTTAACGTGTACTGATTCAAATGGTTTAGCATATCGCGTTTTCATCACCTTACATGCTGCACGAATACCTTGTACTGATGTAGTTTTATTCCCATCTAAATCTTCCTTCAATTTAAGTTTTCGCATAGCTACCACTATAGAACTAGCATATATAAATCCTTGACCACCAGATATTTTATCATCAGGGTCAAACATATCTTGGCTAGCATAGGTGTGGTTGGTTGCTACAATACCTACATTATATGCACCAATCATATTAACCGTGTTCCTTACCAACGCTGTTAGTGCCTTTGGCTTACGTCCTAGATCACCTTTTAGATCACCAGCTTCAAACTGCTTAACATCCGTGGGTGTAAGAAGCATACCGAGGCTATCAACAACAAACAATACCTTTGGTCTCTCTTCTTCATCCATTGCTTTATAACCATCCATAAACTCACTGATAGTCTTAGCAACATCATCGATCATGCACATGCTAAGTTTTAGTAATTTATCGTCGGCAGTGTCTACTCCCAGTGCTTTAAGCCACGATTCATCTAATGCATTTTCGCTATCAATAAGAACAACAAAAATGCCTTGATCTTGTGCGTTTTTTACAATATTACCCGATGCAAAATACGATTTGCCAGCGCCGGATTCTCCCGCAAAGACAGTGACTTTGCCTAGCGGAATACCTTTATTAAAATCTCCGCTAATAAGGTAATTCAACGCATAACTTCCTGTACTAACCCAATCAGTAGGGTCATTAAACCCAATTGATAATCCACCAATTGATTTTGTGATACTTTTTCTAAACTTACTTACATCAAACGGGTTTGTCATTTTATTTCCTTTTTAACATTTTTATATACTCGGCTAGCACAATATGTTCCTCCAAATTATAAATATTTTGGGCATGATCGTATCTAACATGCCCAAATGAATAGATTGTGTCATTAAACTCACTATTATCAATAAAAAACTTTCTATATAGTTGGATCTCATTGCTAGTTAAATCCAAATACTGCAGATGTTCTGATATAAAATCATTGCTATATGCAAAATTCTTACTGCAATAAGCCGGATTAAAATACCCAAACTTATTAATAATGGAACTTAATAATTGCCTAGATACATGGTCTGATCCATTAAAACTACATAAAAAATTATCAAACTCTACCCAGTGATGCACATTATATCCATGAAAATGCCGATAAAGTGGTGGTTCGTTATAAAACCTTGTATTATTGCCATACACTGTTTCATGCAGAATGTATTCCACATGAATTATAATATCATTGTTCACTGATAAAATAGCATCTAGCATTTCATTCTCTGTGTTAATGTTAAATCCACCTAAGTGGTCAACCACGGCACATGAGTTTGATGATGAAAATACATCATCAAACTCATTATTCAATATGGCACCATAAGATGATGCGTCATATATCACTGGTATTATGCCTTCTGTCTAGCTCTAATTTGTGCTAAAATATCTTCCGCTTTTGATGCAGTTGCTGCTGGCTTTTCTTCTGCCGGTGGCACCGTTTCAAAAGGAATTTCATCCACTGTTTCCACTGTGTCAAGCACTTCAACCTTTGCTGTTGTCGTTGCAGGGGGCGGGGATACAGTTACCGAGGCATCAGGTTTGTTCATTCCATACGGACGGTAATACTGAGCCCAACGGTCTGGATCATATGCTTCACCATCNACACTTGCTTCAAACATTTCCTTNATGATCTGCAATTCAACATCACCAGGTTTTTTAGGTAAGAAGTCACTAAGGACATTTAGTTTATATTTTTCAATATGACCTAGTTCTACTTCATTAAGTGCCGTTTCCTTGCGTGACCAATTACTCGTTGAATAATCAGCATATCCACCCTTGCTAGTCTTAACAATACGAAGATCTAATCCNTGTGAATAATCAGTTGGTAATTCTTCCATTTCTGGATCCATAAGACTACTTTGAATAATCTTAAAAATCTGCGGACTAATCATAAACCTGCGAATTGGATTCTCAGGTGGGGATTCTTCACCCATTGGATCTTGATGAACCAACCCTTGGAATAAATAACTACGCTTCTTCCAATATGTACGTCCCATATCTTCCATTCCCGTTACTTTAAACCAAGGCCGAACCTCAGCAAGCACTGGGCAGGTTTCATCTGGTCCGTACATTTCCATACACGGAACTTGCACTAGTATTTTTTTACCATCGCCATCTTTAATACCATTAAACGGTAGCTTAATCATTGCACGTTCTACCCAAAAGAATGGGTTGGATGTATCTCCATCCGGTAGGAACCGCAATGTTGCCGTATCCCCCTCGTCAATGTTCCAATGTGCATAAACTGTATTATCACCTGAAAAGGTTGATGATTTTGTGTTTTCCTGTGCTGCTAAACGAGCACGAATATCTGCTAAATTTGCCATAAATTTTCTCCTATATTAGACCTATGTTTCTTTTTAAGTTTTGCCTAGATCAAATCAACCTTCCTGGTTGTTTGAACAATTATGCTTTACTTGATACCAAGTATAGCATAAGTCTATTTATCTTGCAACACCATTCTTACAAAATTATATTCCTAACTATCACAATAGACGATAACACAATCCAAACGGTATTGAACGCTAGCAAGGTAGGCAATGATTTCTTCATTGACGCCCATATCAATAACGAAGATGTCACCAATGTGAAAAAATGCAAATACCAAATTTCGAAATGAAATATCAATGACGGAATTATAATACAACCTTTGGCAAACCAGGCAAAGAATTCAATAGTATTGTAATCTGTCCAATATTTCTTATCTAACCACATACCCAGGCAATGCCCTATGTTACCAATTCCTATTCTATAATACAGAGGAATAATAATAACAAAAGCCATCAGTGCTGTTGCAATTGCCTGTATAACCACCAATTCATAATTGTGCATGCATGTATTTAACCTTGATCTAAAAATAATAGCAATTTGGTTCTAATATCTTTTAATGATATATTCTCGAACCATTCACCACGAACATGGTTTTTTTGGAATTGCAGGTGTAGGTACTTTTCAGCTTTGTGTGGGTTTTTTCGTTCATCTAAATATTCTAACTGCAATGGGCAAGGGTTACCAGTTTGCAACGCTTTCATCCTACGTTCTATATTGTTAGTAACCCCTATTTTAAATAAATTACCCGCTGATATCACATAAAGATGGGTGTGCTTAGACGGTTTCTTTACTCTAATTTTTATTTCAGCATAATTTTTCAACTACTGACCTGAATGGTAGTCCTTGGCAGCAACTGCCTTTGGGTTAATCTCTGATGAATGATTTACTTGAGTCGTCTTATTTAACCCTGCTAGCCTAAGCATATCATTGATTTCAGCATCTTCTCCCAACGACTTTGATTTGGTTGCACGTTTTTTGTTAAAATCCGTTAAGCAATCACGCGGATCACCCAAGCATCCCTGTTCTGCACGGTGTGCTTCGTATGAATCACCAGCAATGCCTCGCAAACGTTTCATGTCAGCATCCCATCTCTCGTTATCATTATCTGCTTTCTTGTTAAACGAATCCCATGGCGAGGTAATCCAATCACCCAAAGAGGGGTCATTATCAAAACCTTCCTGCATACCCTCTTCATCCGATTCAACATCGTTTATTAAATCATCTACCTGATCACCACCAGCAACCTCTTGATCTTGTTCGTATCCTAATCGATCAGCAACATAATCATACCCATTCTCATATAACCAATCTACTATAATAGGACGGGCATCCGCTTCTGGATCACTCTCTGCGACATCAGCTAATTGTGCCATTAACTCTTCTTCGTCAACTAATTCATCTAACATTTCTTGTACATTCAATGCATTCACACCAACTGGGATAGGTTCCTTGAACTTTTCTGCTAATTGTTCTGTGGGGAATGGGGTATTGGAAATATCTTCACCCAATCCAATTTGTTTTAATGCATTGGATAACTCATTGGTTGGTTCATCTATTACAGTAGATAAATCTACCATTCCTTTGAACTTTCCGTTATTTTCTTTAATCCATTCTATTATAGTAGGTCTTACATCCATAGTGGGATCTATCTCATTTAACGCATCCAATTCATCAAACAAGTCATCATCACCAATGATATGGTATATTATGGTTCCCGCATCTGACGCAGGAATTGGTTTACTCAATACTTGACGTAATTGTTCTAATTGTGTATTTGTTTTTGGTATTACCCAAGTTCCTTCTGTTATATTTTTATTCTTTAAGTGGTGATTAAACCGATTTACATACATTTCAGCCTTTTCTCTAGATATATTACCAATTGCTACACGCTGATTGTCTGCTGTAACACCGACTATTCTAACACTAACATTAGGATCTTTATCAAAATATACCACTTCAAAATGTTCGAAATCTTCTACTTCCCCCTGTCTAGCTCTAATTTGTGCTAAAATATCTTCCGCTTTTGATGCAGTTGCTGCTGACATTTCAGAATCTGCTGTTACTACCTCTTGTGTGTTCGAATTCCACATTGGCATTAATTTTTCAACATTAGAAGCAGGTGGATTTACTACTCTTTTATTAGTCCACGGTCCCTGTATTACCTCACCTTCTGTGACTTTGTGCGCCCAGTCGTTAAATTCATCTATTTGCTTCATATCTTTGTTCTCTCTTGTGTGTTCAGTTGTTAACTGCCCCGGCATCACATCACCTTCTGCCATTTGTTGCAATCGTGATATCAATGGCAATGCATTTTCAATCTTTTCATTTACTGGATCTTTAATGAATACATTGCGCAACGCATCAGTAATCGCTTCATTTTCTTCTATCTGCAATGGTTTCCACGATTCAGCATATTTTTTATAGCCACGCTTACTAGACAACGATCTCATCTTGCTTCGCAACCCATTATAATGTTCTTTACATTTTTCACGAATCTGGTTAATTTCACCCTCTTGTTCATTAAGTGATCTTATTCTCAAAAATCCACCCATAGTAGCAATATCCTTTACTGTTTCAGATATATGAACACCAAATTGGTCATATGGATTTCCACCCTCTGATACATGCCGTGCCATTGCTCTAGCACCACCTACATTCACGAACGGTAATTTAAATCGTTCACCATCACCATTTTCAACGAATAGTGATTTAATATTGCGAAATCTAGCGTCGTCTTCGCCTAGTCGTTTATTATGTTTCGCAATAATGCGAACTTTTTTGGATTGTGGATTATAACTTGTTTTAGATGTTCCAGTCCATTTCCCTTCAAACAAGCCCTCTTTAATAGCCGCAATGCCTTGCATATTGTATTTCATTTTATTCATATTTGATGGTTTGAATTTTTTAAGATGCCGTATTGAGAACTGTTTCAGAATATAAAGAAAATCATACCAATAGTTTTTGTCTTTGCCACGCATTGACTTACCAATGTTATCACCGAAGAATAACTCAAAATTTGATTCATCATCTATTAGAATTACAGCAGTGCCATAATTATTCTTGCCAACCGTGAAGTCAAACCTGAATATACTAGCATCCTCTACATCTAGCACGGATTTGCCACCAGAATCAAAAGTCTTTACTTCAAAATCTTTGCTTATTAATAAATCAAATAAGTCTTTGGATATACTATCACTCATAAATTGTATTTAGCTAAATTATTATTCATAGTCTTCATCTTCCATTCCTTCATAATAGTATCCACGGTCATCCCAAATTTTGTTTGCAACCATAAAATCTGCTAAATTATCAAATGTGATCCAGTCATCGGATTCTTCCATCCCCATATTAGCTATTATCTCCAGAAAGAACTTACTTGGTA